AGCATCTACGCCTGCCACCGTGGGGTTCATGATGATAGCCCAACGGAAGTCAGCTGTGGAGTCACAGATGGCCTGAGCACTATCCAGGAGAACATTCCCATGCTCACGCCCGGAGCGCAGCCGTATGGAGACCAGAGGATAGAGGTTGGTGTCGTTGGCGGTGGTGAAGGCCGTGGTTCCCCTATCGGCGGAATACAACTGGCCTATCTGCTCATATCCACCCTCTGAGGCGACGCTCCCACAGATCTCCCTGATGGTTGATGTTCCTGTCCCACCATCCCCACGGATCTCGTAACGTAGGCTATGATTGGCGAACCGCATGTATGGAGCAGCCGTGGTGTTGGTGTTCTTGAAGATATGAGCATAGTATATCCTACCACCGAACTGGAAGCCCACACGGACATCACCAAGAGAGAGCCATTCAAAGTCAATCACCAGGATGACCCCAAGGTCCCAATCGATGTCTACCCCTGAGGTGCCAGTCCCATCGAAGGCGTCTACATTCCAGGATGACTGGGCCACCCGTGTGACGGTGCCATTGTCAGCCATGCAGATATACACCGTGGTGCCGTCCGACTCAAGGTAGATGCCATCCCTGTTGGAGTTGAATGGGGTTGTGCTGTTCGTATTGAAGTAACCGAACCGCTTGATGTATCCGGCCTCTGGGAACAAGACCCCCGTCTCAGCAACCTTCAGGCTCTTGCCGGCCTGATAGTTGAACCGCTGCTTGGTCTGGCGGATGGCGAAGTCCCCAGAGGTCCCAGCACACACGAGGTCCACATAGTTGTCCGCATTCCATGTGACGGAACTTGAGGCCCCATTCAGTTCCTCATCCCACACAAACTCTCGCTTATCGAAGTAGAGCTTGCTGTCAAAGACCGTGTAGGGCTCAGACACACGGGGAATCCCGAAGGCGTCTATCAGAGGATTACTCTGCTCATAGAACGGGGTAAGGTTCCGTAGGTTGGTCCCAGGCATAGGGCCTCCTCCTGTAAGCGATTCTAAGGGACTTTCTCGTTATGTGGGCCCAAGATACCCAAAGGATTAGATCTTCAGAGCTAAACCCTCTAGCTAGCCATTATGAGCCTCCTACAGCCTCCACCCATCGACGCTGTCGTAGATGAGGTTGAAGGTCTCCCCATCGTACACCGTTTGGGTATCTGTGGACCCCTCTAGGTTGTTGCCATTGGGGTCCACCGTGATGGTACCGCCAGATGTGTTCCTGATGTCGTGCTGCCATCCCTCATCTGGGGATGCGGCCAGTGTGATGGTGACTCCTGGGGTATCCACCCTGACGTAGTGCTGGGACTCCGTCAGGACAGCGCTGACCGATAGTACCTCCACAGGGGGCCTCTGGAGGGCGTCTATGTCCCCCTCATTGGTGGTGACCCTCGTGTCCAAGGCCGTGATGTCGGTCTCGTTGGTGCTGACACGGGTTTTCAGGAGGGAAATCTCAATAGCATTGGCTATGGCCAGGAGGGCGTTCCGGAGAATGCCCCTACGGTTCCTCTGATAGAAGTTCCACCAGGTTTTGTCCTTGTCCGCCCCCTTACGGATGGCCCTCCGGTCTCTTACACGCATGCTCATACTGAGGACCCTCCTGATGGCCAGCTAAAAGGTTTAGCTCTGAAGATCTCCACCCGACCCTACCCAGGTACCCCCAGAGGACTTATTGCCTCTGAGGGCTTCCTAGGGCTTAGGTCCCGTAGTCGGATGTCTCCAGCTGGGCACTCACAGCGGACACACCCGTGGAGGGGATGGAGGCAGCGACGTAGTACTCGGTGTTCTCGGTGTCGGTGATCTCCAGGACATAGCTACCGTCAGCCAGGGTCTGCACCATCAGGGCCTTCTTGGCGGTGAGGGCACCGAGGTCAGTACCTGAGGCGCTCTTCGCCTGGACGGTACCACTGGCGGCGGTACCCGTCAGGCCAACACCAGTGGCAGCATCCGACAGGACAACCACTAGGGTGAATACACCAGACAGGCTGGCACCAGCGGCATCCTGCACCTGGATGGTCACCTCACAGACATTCGCGCCGCCAGCTGCGGGGGTGAACGACAGGCCAGCCGCAAGGCCATCCGTGAGGTTCAGTTCTGCGGTGGACGCCGTGACGCCGTCCAGCTTGTTTAGCTCCGTAGGGGTGGCCGTCAGGGCGTTCCCGGAGCTGTCAGTGATTTGTGAGTAGTCTACCTGACGGTAGGGCTTCTTGAGGCCTGCGGCCATAGTGTTTCTCCTTGTGGGGATTGTGCTGGGTTACGTTAAACAATAGAGATGTCTTCAGCTTGTTGCCCAGTTATGCTTATTTCTACTTTTATCTCTAAGATCTGAGAGAAAGAACCACTGGTATTGGTGATTGGGATCCTGAACTTACCAGCTTCTGGTGTGGCTAGTGCCTCAGGAGCGCCGAAGGTTATGTCTGACGAACCACTCTCCACAGGTGTAGACACCTCAGCCGTAGTCACGGAGCCGTCTGAAACCCCATATCCTGCGAATAATACCTCAGCGGCATAGCGAACATCTCCGGTGGAGAAGGCTGTAAGCTTTCCCGCGAATCCCACAGTGCCGCTACCGCCCATATCAATGACCACATACTCAGTAGCGCTGGGTGATATACTAGCATTTACGCGTAGATAGGTCTGACCAACCCCAGTGGTTCCCGCGTAAGCATCGGCACCTCTGGTGACCCTGGTATCTCCGAGTGTTATAGTGGATCCCTCTGTATCGGAGATCCGCTGGAAATAGTTACCGCCGACGTGAATCTCTGAACTATCTGTGTCCGTACCAGCTGAGATAGTCCTAGAAGGGTCCTGATACTGATAGGTGAAACCACCCTTGGTGCGCACGTTGATAATCTTCAGACGTGAGGATGTGGTATAGATGTGTGCTATACCCGTGCTTTGGTTATGTAACGCCTCCATACCTATAAAGGTGTTTACCGATCCACCAGTTAGGTATACCCCATATTCGCAATCCTCGGTGTGGATAGCCTCAAATACGTTCAGTTGTGAGTTACCAGATATAGAGATGCCTCTAGCATACGAACCTGGGTTTGCTATATCTGTAGTGATATTCCTGAAGTGACACTTCTCGATATTTGCCGCTCGGATACCATAAGCAGACGTAGCTGCTGAGTCTGGAATACATTGTATATCTGTAAAGGTGATGGCATGATTGACGCTGGAGAATGCCAATATATCCAGACCAGCGTCCGTGAACCCACCTAACAATAAGTCCACACAGCGGCAGTTTTCTTGATGTCCACGTAAAGCTAAGGCTACAGGAGCCACAGCGTTGGCGGTTATCTGGAGACCCTCAATGTTGGTGGAGAATACGAATCCCGGAGAGGCGTCAGTCCCAGACACACAATAGACAACACCTTTCTCATAGCTCCCTAACCCAGCCGAGGAGTCCCACTTTATTATACTTTGCCTTGATCCGGCCCCAATTAGAGATACCCTAGGCTCTTGAAGTATGGAGGTGGATACGATATAGGTTCCTCTAGGGAAATAGACTTCACCGCCAGCAGGGCTGAGACCCGCTAAGTAGTCTATAGCAGCTTGTATAGCAGAGGTGTCGTCAGTCGTCCCATCCCCAGCAGCACCAAATTGTTTCACGTCCACCCGTCCATTGGTGGGACGTAACTCCAGTTGGAATGCCCCATCGTCTGTATCCCAGTAACCGATACCATCCGTCCCACTTCCCGATGCGACTATAACAAATTCCCCGCCGCCACCACCAGCCGTACTTGCCGAATGTGTGGAGGTAACGACCGTATCCCCCAAGGAGTAGTTCTGATGCGCCAAGGCCTCCGCAAGAGTGTCGAACGGTTTACGCTTGGATAACCCAATGGCTCCTACACGAGTTAGCATATGTTACTCCTTACGGTATACTTGCAGCTAGTGCTATTAGCTGAGCAGCCGTTAATACCTCATCTGTGAATAAGATCCCTATTCCGCCTTCCACCTCACGCCCAGAAGTTGTTGGATCATATCCTATACCTAGAGTCGCTGAGGTTGTCCAGGTTGTTACATAAGGCGTTGAGTCTTGTTGTATACCATCCTTGTAGAGAGTAGCGGCGCTGGAGTCCCATGTTAGAGCATGCTGCTCGGAGCCATCGTATTGGTAAGTTCCAGAGCCAGACCGTATTGCGGAAGTATCCTGACGCAGAAAATCAATCTGCCCGTTGCCTATGCGCTCTATAAACAGAGCGTTAGCGCTCGTCGTGGTGCGCCATAGAGCAGCTGCACCTTTTGCGGCTGGCGTCCAGGTGAAGCCGCTAGTTAGGGTGACTAGGGTTCCAGTTTGGCCCATCGATATTGAGGCCTGTGGGGTGTCGCCGCTCTGCACGTCCAGGAAGGCAATACCATTTGAGTAGCTGCGGGTAGCCCCGTTGAGGGTGGCAGAAGCCCCTAGGTCAGTCATCCCAAGGCGTCGCCATAGGGGAGGAGCCCCAGGGGTGAACCTAGTGATTAGAGTATGCGTATCCATACGGTGGCCTCTGTGGTGCTGTTCAGGTAGAGATTGCGACCTCCAAAGGTCTCGATGTAGCTGTCAACCCCTAGATGGATCCTACCGCCTGTCTCACCAGAGGCGTACCCATAGGTCACATCTGATTGGTCCGTCGTGAGGACGATCGTGCGGTTGACGCCGTCGTTCCAGTTGGTGAACGTGACGACCTGCTCCACACCCGCAGGTACGGTGACGCCTCCTGATGTGAGTGGGGTGCCGGACATCCGGCCAGTCGCTGAGATATCAATGTTTACGGGAGCAGCCATTAGTAGTATTCTCCTTCCCAGTCATCTAGGGTTATTCCTGGGTTGGGGCCTATTGGGGTGGCTCCCTCGTGCTCCAGGAGTTGTTGGTAGATTTCCTCATGAAGCCTCTCAAGGTCAGCCACAGAGGCAGCTTCGTCCTGATCTACAGCCATGAACTCTTGCATGACTGCCACAGCACCAGCGATGGCGTCTAGACCATCGTCATGCCCGAGGCAGTTCTTGACATCCGTCAGGCGGGCCATCTGATAGAAGGCACTGTACTGCTGGGAGCTACCCGCAGGCAGCCCCTGGATGAACTTATGGTCATCATGGATAGCCTTACGGGAGATGACCAACCTATGGGCATTCATCACAGGCTCTAACGTGGAGATGATCCGTCGCTCCTTCTGACCTGTGTTGTATATGGCGTTCTCTTCTTCGTCGAAGGAGACGTGGGGGGCGTACCGAGCGATGATGGGCCTCAGCAGAGAGCCAAACATAGAGCCCTGCTTGGAGCCACCCATGTTGGCCTCATAGTAGAGATCCAAGGGACCAGCCTCATTGAGGGCCTTAGCCATAGGTATGAGCACAGACTCCTCGTCGTAACCCCCCGAGAAGTGCAACATGCGGTATAGAAAGAGGGTACCATTGAGGAGGTACAAGATAGCACAGCTGGTGGCGTCGGTACCACTACCACTAGGGTCTACGAAGGCAACCTTACGGTCCCACCTGGAGAACTTATCGGAGGTCCACCCTGGGGCGTTCCACTTGTCTCCACTCCGACCCATACATACGAGGCCTCGCGCGGGGTCATCATCTATGGGGTTGGTCCCCCACTTGATTCTATCAGGCCCCAGCTCTTGGTCTACATCTGTGACTATGGCATCGGACAGCTTCAGAGGGTAGATGTCCATGAGGCCTGCCCGAGGGTCAAGCATCTGCTGGAGCATCCATGAGGAGCGCCCTGCGGAGTCACCTGTGATGGCCTCCTTGAGGAGCTTCTCATCGGGGACACGGATTGGGTCTGTGGACTGGCCTAGGCCGAACACCCCGCCCTCTACTAGGGAGGGGTCCTGGAGGCGGTCCTCCACGAGCATAGGCGCGATGGTACCGTTATAGTTGTCGGCCTTCCAGCCGTATTGTCGTGGGTATATCATCACACGACAACCACGCTGGGTGAGGGTGTTGTACAGCGTCTCCTCCGTGTGAGGCGTACCCACCCAGATACGGCGGGTGCCCTCCACGTCCTTCATCGGGAGGTAGTACAGCTCATTGGAACGGGCCAACAGCTGCTCTCGCTGAATGGCCGTGGCACTGTTCTTACCTACTTCAATGTCGTCCCCAATGGCCTCATGGCAGTGACTGCCGACGATGCCCGATGAGATGCCATAGCACTGCACGCTCTTGTGGAGGTCCCCAGGGGGGCTGTAGGAGGTCTGCCAGTCCTTGGCGTTGTTGATGTGCCGTTTGGTTGGCAGCAGATGCTTCAGCTCCTCTAGCTCCCCCATGATGCGCTTGATGTATCCTGAGTTACGCTGGGCTAGCTTATCGTTCTGTGAGGCGATGATGAACGTGAGCCACGGGTTGAGGTACAACCGCCAGGCCACGTAGATACACACCCACATGCTCTTACCCTCACCACGAGGGGCCTGAATCATCAGGTCCTCCCTGTTGGCTTGGATCTGATGGCACCAGTCCAATTGGAGCCTTGATGGGGTGGCGTCCTCCAGGTCCCTCAGGACTAGCCAGAAGAACTTACGGAAGTCAACCAGTTCAGGATGTAACTCGTAGGGCAGCTCAGGATGGACGAAGTATTTATAGTTGTCCTCTATGGTCCATCCCTCGTCTGTCATCCCTGAGCCCTCCACTTGAATGATGCCTCATCTGGGTCTGGCAGCTTGAGGTTACGCTTGGCGGTGTTCCTAGTGACACGACTCTCGATACCCTCGGCCTGTAGCCTAGCGATGAGGCTCAGTTTGTCCCGAGGGCTCATCTCCTCCAGATCAGCCTTGAGCTGCTCCATCGTGAGGTCGTAAAGATCCTGTGTGTCCTCGTGTGTCCATCCCATGTCTTCCTCCTTAGCCCAATGCCCTGGCTACACCCGCTCCGATTGCCCCGCAGATGGTAGCGATGGTCGTCATCAGCTTCCAGCTGCCTTTGGCTGCCGCCTCAAGGGCATCCAGACGGGCGTCCATCTTATGTTCTATGCTGTCTAACCTGTCGTCTATGCTCTGAAGTTTGTCCCTGAGGAGTATAAACGCTTGTTCATTCATCTTGAGTAGCCTCCTATGAGGTCACCGCATAACGAACGAATATCTCCTCACCTGTTGGGATATTCTCAGAGAACTTCAGGTAGGTCACGTCGTTGATAGTATCGTACCACAGGCCATAACCCCTCGTTGGGGTAGATCCAAGCCCAGCGAGGAAGCTAGTGTCGTATTCCTGGAGGACCCCATCGATGGCCACCGTGAGGCCTGCTGGGGATGCCACATTGTAGGTCAGCTCATAGCTATCCGTACCGTCCGCCGTTATGATCTGCTCCTGCGGAGTGGCGATGGTAGATGCAGCCGTGAACATAGCCAACCTGAGTTCAGTGGAGTCATATACCTCTTCATTGATATAGACACTGGTCAGCAACGCCTGCCGTACCGAGCGTCCCACCAAGGCAGCAGCATCAGGGATGTTCCCAATGTACGACGTGGGAGTCTCCCTACGAATCCGCACGGTGTTTGCCCCAGGATCCGATGACAGCGTCAGGGTTCCTCCTGTGAGGCTGCCATCGGTGTCCCTGGTATAACCTGAGACCGTAGCTGCGGAGTCCTCCGTGCCGGCCACCTCGGCCTTGACGGTGTCGGGGGCTAGGTAGTTGAACGGGATGCTGTACGTGAGCCCACTCCCGGCTTGGTCCTTTAGGGCCTTATATGTAGTCATTCGGGGGCCTCCTCGGTGGTTCCACGGGCGAAGTCATAAAGAGTATTCGCAAGGTCTTGTTCACCAGCTGTTGTGTAGGCCTTGGCCTCAGTCATCGCCAGTCCGCGAGCCTGCAACCTAGGGTTAGCTTCAATCATCTTTGCTTCTGCCAACTTACGGTAACCTCGGAAAACCTTTTGGATCATGAGAGCCCCTCTGGTTCTTCGTAGGAGTTCCAATGGGGTCTTCTTGAAGTCGGGGCTCTCGTAGGCCCTACTCTTGAACAGGTCATCTAAGGTCTGATATAAAGTACGCCCGTTGGACGCCTTGGTGTTATACAGGAGCTTTTCATACTGGGATTGCTCCTCTGGTTCCAGCTCGATACCATCAATTGTTTCCCTGGGTCTTGTCTGGATGATGCCTCTGTAGGCGGCCACTTCGTTGGTCACAGGATCCCATATCTCAGGCATGTATTCGACCGGTACGATACCATTCCAGACAGGACGCTCCAGCTCATCCCCCTTGAGGGTATGCCGAGCGGTGTCAGGAGGTAGGAGCCCCAGGCTTCCCCTACGGAGAGATCCCATGAACCCCTCATGTTCCCTGATGACAGGATCCACGGAGGCACTTAGGGCTCCCCGCAGGCCCGAGAAGGGGATGATGCCGTTGGCTATATCCCCAGTGAACTTAGAGATACGACTTACGGAGGGGTCCTGGACCATGTCCATGGTGTCAGAGAGGCTCTTGGTGAAGGTCTTATCGAAACTATTACGCACCACAGCCACAGCCGCGTTTGTGAGTGCGGCCTCTCCATCTCTATCTGTGAACCATCCACGCTGTATGCCTTGGGTAGCATCTGCCATCATCCCCAAGACTAGGCTCACAGGCTCCATCGTTTGGTAGCTCACCCACCCAAGACCAGGTAGCTTGATGCTCCTGGGTTGATGGTTACGGAGCCACTCCTCACGCTCTGGACTCCCCACAGGGGGACCATCACCGGTAATGAGGTCGTTGGTAGCAGCCCAGAGCATACCCGTGGTGATCACAGAGCCTGCCACCTGGCGTCCCATCAGACGGGCCATATCATCATCAGTGGCGTGGACGCCGCCTATGATGGCCTTCCGCCAGTTATCCCTGAGGATTGGCAGGATGGGCACGAACTGGGCGCCCTGCCTGATGATGTTCGTGGGGGTGTCCACGAAGGGCACCACAAGACGAGCCAGGGGGTACTTCCTGAGGAGATCCTTGACACTACCAGCGAGTCGGCCTGCGTTCTCTGTGAAGGTTACTATCTGGGCAGACCTACGGACACGATAGGCTTTGGTGTCATTCAGGAACTTGTCCGGGGAACTCATGAACTCATCGTACTTGCGGTTGAAGGCGTCCCTAGCGCTTTGCTCAGCCGCCTCACGACCCAGCCCGTTGTCCAAAGCCTGACGAAGCCATACCTCGTAATCATCCGCCAGGAGGTCATACATAGCCGCCCTAGCGTTGAGCACCTGGAAGAACTCGTCAGTGGCTGTGAGTGTGCGCAGGGGGTACCAATACAGGCGTTGGGCGAAGGATAGATCCTGAGGATTCACCCCGGCGATCTTCACGTCCGCCATGCCCACCTGCTTCGCCCCGGTCTTCCAGTTGACCTTCGTGGCTTGCCATGCATCATTGAGGCTCCCGACCAAGCCAGCATACCGCTTGAGGGCTTGGGAGGTTCCCTCAAGGTCCCCCCTTAGGGCACGCCCAGCGGCAATGGTCATAGGGTCAATGAGGGTGTTGAAGGCGTTACCGACGAGGTTACGTAGGAGAGATTTACCCGAAAGGATACTGTTGACGAAATGAGTATGGAGCTTCTCCCACCACTGTTGGTGGACCTTACCAGCAGCCTGGCGGGAGAACTTCCCACCTTTGATGGCATCCTGAGCACTCTTGAGGAGCCTATCGGCGCCCCCAAGTTCCTCCAGGACATCGTCCGCATTTCTACCCTGGGCTTCCAACCATTCCTCCCCCTGTTTGGACAGACCAATAACATCACGCTGGATGCTTATGTCAGCCCGACGGAGGGAGTTCATTCCTCGTGAGACCGCCGTGCGGATCCCGCTGTAGAGCGCCCCCAGCTCTTCGGCTGCGTTGTAATAATAATGGTAGCGAATGAGGTTGGCGGGGGTAGGGTCCTCTACAGCGATACGAGCATAAGCATCTGCATCCCGGACAACACGCTGGGCCGCTACCTTCGCTGTAGCCACCATAGAGGCGAACTCGGTTGAGTCCTTGGCCAATGCCCTAGCCTGCTCTATGACCGGAGATAAGTCAGCCACCTCTAGGGCATCCTCGATGTCCCTTACGGCTGTGGCGGTCACCTGCTCCACCTTGATGCCCTCACCGATAGCTGGCATTCCTTCACGGACACGGGCTTCATTCACGGAGTCTTGCATATTACGGATATAGGCCCCGACCTCCATACCGTTGGTCAGGTTATGGGTCATCACATCCATGTTGGCCCATAGCTTGTCCGGGATGTCTACAGCATCATCGACTGAGTGCCGGATGTTACCATCAATATCCATGGTCACAGACCACTTCTGATCCTTCGGAACCCTAGCAGACATGCCCACAGGCGTGTCGCCTATACGTTTCATGTCCACATCTTCCATCCCCGCCCTGACGGAAGAGGATATGCGGGCGTTCTCCGGGGTCTCCTTCATGGCTCGGTCGTAGATGACCTTATCACCCAGCTCATCTGCCTTCTTGACCTTATCTGGATCCAATACCTTGCGGATCTCCCTGGCCGCTTCCGCACGTTCTGCGGCAGTACGACCACCTACTAGTCTCTTTGCGGGACCGATGAGCTTACGAACACCAATCCCAGCGGCCTCTAGGACCCCACCCAAGACAGTGCCCTCAAGAGCAGCCTTGAGCTTGATCTCCAGGACAGACGCCTCATCACCAGCCGACATAAGTCCAAAGAACTCGGATAGCAGGGGTACGTCCATAGATTCGACCCAAGAGGCGACACCCTCACGGTCCTCACCCGAGGCTACTAGGGTGTCGCCTATAGCGCCCTGGGCCATACTGCTGACGAACCCTGGGGCCTTACCGAAGGCAGTCGCCACGCGAGTCCCGAAGGCAGCCGCAGAGGCTCCCTTGAGGACCTTGAGTACTGGGCCGCCGACGACAAAGCCTGTGCCGAACTTTGTGATACCTTCTGTGATAGCCCCAGCCGTGGACTCAAGTCCGGCCTCCTCTGTGATCTGGGATTGGAACCTGTCGGCCACTCCACGGCGTACTGTCTGGATGTTCCCCTGTTCGTCCCTGTAGGCCTCTGTAGGGCCTGCTCCCATGAGGTCAGCGGGGAATGCGACAATGGAGCTGAGTCCCTTGACGAGGCCTGAGCCCACAGCCGTAGGCATCTCCCCTAGTGTTTCCCACAGGGAGAGACTATCATCACTGGCCGTCTGGCGTACACGGGAACCCTCAGGAATCACATAGCCGGTCCCTACCCCCTCATCGGTCACAACCTCATTGGTGGTGGTGTCGTAAGCAACGGTCTCACCATCCAACACGGTGTACTTAATCCTGAATGTAGGTTCCGGCATAGTGTTTGCTCCTACAAGCGCTTCCGTAATTCCTCAGCAAGGCGCCTATACGCTTGGCTGAAGAGCGAGTCCTGGGACGCCCTGCGTTGGGTTATCTCTGTGGTATCCACCCCGAGGGCATTCAGGGCATCGAACACGGGCTGTATCTGCTGCCGCCCAGCCGCAGAGAACCCGGTGGTATAACTCTGGGTGAATGGTCTAGAGGCCATACCTAGGATGATGGGCTCGGGGTCTATACCCTGTAGCTCTGGGATTACCTTGAAGGCATCCTGAAGGACATTGTCATACATACGGAGCGTCATCTGTTTGGCCGGGTCGTCCCCTACCTCGGATCCGAAGAACATCCCAGCGAAGTCATCCTCCAGGTCTCTACTCTCTAGGATCCTACCAGCGGCCTCCCCGCGTCTCTCTATTTCAACCTGCTGCTCCCCGCGCATCTCATTCACGACATCCCCTACAGGTCGTCCTTGGTTTTCCGGGGCCAGGAGGGCCCGCATGAGTTGTTCCTGGTCTAGGCCCTGTCCTTGGACCTCCCCTTCGGCCATACGGGCTTCCTGGGCCTGCACCTCGGGCTCTCCCTGCCCAGCTCCGAATGGTGTACCGGGATCGAACCCACGTAGTGGCCTTTGGAGAGGACTTACCTGGCCCTCTTCAGGTGCTTCCATGAATCGCCCTGTGGCGTCCATCGCCATGTTGTAGGTGTCCAGGATATACTCATCAAAGGCCTTGGTTATCTCAGCCTGAGACATAGTAGGCATGCCGTTTGCGTCCCCACGGTCGAAGAAGGAACCTCCCTGCTCCAACACTGGGGTTAGCCTGCGCATGAGGACACCCTTAGCGGCTGCCGCAGCATCTGCATTGTCCTGCCCAAAGAACGTGCCTGTGGTGGGATCTGTCAGACGTGTCTCAAGGTTCCGCATGAAGAATTGCACACGCTCAGCGGTCCTATTGGTGTATTCGTCCATCACCCCCCTACGGTGCTTCCACAGGAGTTCAGCCTCCTCCTGGTTGGCCTGAGAGGCTATGGCCTTGAATGTATCTGGGTCATCTAGCCTACCGTTGGCAATCAGCTGGAGGATACGAGAGGTACCGACCCCAGTGCGTCCCTTATCCAGCCCCTTGTTCAGCATCGTTATGTGGGTGTTGGCATAGCTCTGGAGATCTTCCAGCTCGTCAGCTGTGTATGCACCGCTTTGTGTATGAGCCCTGAGAGCTTGCTTGGCTTCCTCTGGGGAGTTGGCCCCATTGATCGCCATGAGACCACCGGACAGTCGGGACTTATGGGTGAAGTCCTGTTCCTCCTGGATGCGTTGCTTGTTCTGCAAGCGTACACGTTCCAGCTTACCTTCCAACTGCTGCTGACCATCACGGACCCAGGTATTGTCCTCCCAGGTGTTGGTCTCGTCCACAGGGACCATTCCAGGCACACGTTCAAGCATACCAAGGGCAGAATCAACAATCTGGTCCACCTGCTCCATGGACTCAGCGTCATAGGCCTGCTGAGCGTAGCGACCGATTCCGCCTGAGAAGCTGTCCCAAGCACGCCTATGGGCTGCCAGGGGTTGTTCTCCTTGGGACACCAGGGCATCTACCTGCTGGGTGATGCCTACAGCGGTGTCCCCGTGGATGGCTAAGGACTGTTCTGGAGAGAGGCTGGAGAAGTCCACCCCAAGCTGAGACTCCGTGAGGTTACCCACAGCATTCGCCATGTCCTCACGACGCTGGGTACCAGACTGCTGGATGTAGTCATTACCGACGACAGGAAGGAACTGACGCTGGAGCTTATCCTCCAGGTCCCTGTTGAAGAAGGCAATCATACCTGGGTCAGTTGGATCCAACCCCAGGGTGTCCATTCGTTCCTTGATCCACCCCTGGGCCTGTTGTGCTACGACATCTGGGGCCTGCCCTACGTAGGGACTGGTGTAGTACCGCTGGCGTACGTCCTCCATCACCAGGTCGGCCATCCGTTGATAGCCATACCTACGGACAGCCTGTTGCACCGCAGGGTTAGCCCCCAGGGCACGATCCCCACGCTGTACCATCTCAGCAAACTTACGTTGGCCCTCTGTGGTGGTCAAGGAAGGCAGTCCCGAGATGGCCTGTAGAGTATCCTCACGGCCCTGTTCGAAGGTCATCTTCTCCAGTTGTTGCTGGACTACAGGAGCCGTCCTATCGATGGTGTCGAGGATCTGGAGGGCTTTGACACTAGGCCTCACCTGCCGAGGCGTAGCCACCACGGAGCCTGGTAGCCCCGAGGTGACGCCCGTGGTGGGCTCTACCCCACTCTGGCGGAAACGCTGAAGGTCAGGCATATGTCTCTCCTATGAAGCAGCAGAGGCTGCCCCCTGTGTGTAAGCCCCCTTGGTGGCAGCGTAAGATTGTGCTGCCTGGGCGGCCCCCTGTAGTAGGCTGAGGGCGAACGAGGGCCTCTCCGGGAGGGCCTGGCGTTCTACCTCGTACACCTGCTGGCGTATCCCACGCCGCACATCAGCAGCCTGCTGGATGCTCCGCAGGCCCATTGCCTCTGATCGAGCCTCAATCTGCATGAGTTCTTGCGCCTCTTGGATGTCCAATACCGTCTGGAGATCCCTTGTAGAGCGCCCTGAGACCCCCCTATCGGAGGCACTGACGGCAGCTGCGGACCTACGGAAGGCGGACTCCCGAGCCTCATTCGCCAGCTGCACACGGGTGATAGCCCGCAACTCATCCTGGGAGGCCTGTAGGTTGGCCCCGAGCCTCTGACGAGACTCCAGGGCATTCCTACGGGTGTCCCTACGGGCTTCCAGCATGGATTCCCGTTGGGCCTGGGCCTGGGTGTCGGCTACGGACCATTGGGCCACGGCCCCACTAAGGGCCATCCCAGCAGCAACCCAAGGGGCAGCCTTGGCAAAGGCAGCGGGGCCACCGGGGGTAGGTCCCTGGGACATGTCCACAGGCTGGGCCTGGGCCGATACCTGTGGCACTTGTGAGTTGAACAGCGGGAATCCATATTGGTCAGTTGTGGGGTTGTTGTAACGAGGAGGAACCAAAGCCATACCTGTTACCTCCTATGCCGATCGGAATACTTGGCCAACCACGTCAGGCTCTGCCATGTGGCCGGGAGGGGGCTGTCCGTGTACAGCCTCATGGAGAGGTCTCTGTTGGACATATGCACAGATACCCTCTTGTGGCCATCCTGAGGAACTACCTCAGCTAGGGTATCCAAGGGCTCTGCCACCCGCTGGGAGACGTATAGGAAGTCCTTGGTGACGCCCGTACGGTTATTTGTCACCTCTACTTGGTAGGATGAGGTGTCACGGTGATCGATGTCACACTTGAGGATCTGAGTACGACCACGGAGCATAGCACCCCCGCCTTGGTCCTTGTAATAAGGAGGCAGCGGGTACAACTCCCTGGTATACTTACGGCCAAACCATATGTTAGAGCCTGCGTACATACCATCGAGCACCAGCTGTGAGCCATCCCAAGAGATGATCCTAGGTTGGTAGCCAGCGAATGCAAACGACTGATTACTCACAGAGGTGTCAGCCGAGAGGATACACACACCTACACTGTCGGAGGCACCCGCTGGGGTGACCCCTGTGAAGGTGTAGGTGGTGGTCTCAGCCACTGTATCAACAGACCTACTCACGGGGACACTGGTGGGCGTCCAGGAGGCATCCTTGGAGGACAGGGTGTACCTGTAACCACCACCGTCCTTCGTGAGGAGCATCCTGTTATCAAGCCTAGTGAGCCAGCTCTGCTGTCCCTCCCCACCATACTGTGGGTCCACGATGTTATTGAGTAGGGAGACGGATACGAGGGTGGAGCCCACGATGAGGTGAACATTGGAACCAACAAATGTCCCACCCGTCACACTGTCCCACATGGTGAACTTCCGCCATGTCGGGAGCTTCCCATTCCACCTCATCAGCCATACGGTTGAGCTTCCATCGCCTAGGGCGCATTGTAAGTCTGTTCTCGATGCTGTGAACCATGTAGGAC